TCCCGCCGCCATTGTGAAACCGCGGGGCGGCAGCGAGGGCCGCGGCGGGGATCATCATGCTGGCAGGGCCCGGCACTCGGCCGCCGGAATGGTAGACCCCAGCCGAGATCGATCCGCTGCCGACGCCCCCACCGATCCCGCCCAGAACCCCGCCCAGCGCCGAGGCGAGGGGGCCGAAGACGAAGCGGCGAAAGGCGATCTTGGCCAAATCGGCGATGATCGAGGTCGCGAGGCTAGAAAAGTCGAGCTTCCCCGTCCGGACGAACTCGGCAACGGCCTCTTCGCCCGCCCGAAAAGCGCTGGTAATCGCCTCGCCCACGCTGCCGCCCCAGTTGGCGGCCTCACTGGCATAAGTGGAGAGTGCTTCGCTGACAGCCGCCCAGCCGGTAGCGGCAACGTCGGCCGCGGCCGCCACTTCCTCGGCTGTCTGTAACGGCCCACCGCCGCCATCCGCGCCGCCTTCAGCCGGAGCGTCGGGCGTGATGGAGATTTGTAGCGCCCGATCGCGCACGTCGTTGAAGTATTCCGACAGGGGCGAGCCCGAAACGATGCCGCGGATTTGGGCGGCCAGCGCCGCGCGACGTTCAGCATCCCGCGCCGCATAGGGGTGTGCCACGCTGTCGATCCGAAACGTCGCCGGGTCCAATGTGGACAAGGCGGGATCAAGGCCGACGGCTTCTAGGGCTGCGTTCGCCGCCTCGGCCAGGGCGTTGATCCCGGCCAGCGCCTTCTCGATCATCCAGTTGACGGCATCGATCACGGCATTTGCCGCGCCGACGGCCAGCGCGCCGACGGCATCGGGCACGCCCTGAAAGGCATATGTGGCGCCTGCGGCTGCGACCTTGAAGGCGTTGATGACAAGGTCGCCCATCCAGATGACGCCATCGACGATCCGCTCCCAGGCCCAATTGGCCCAGGCGACGGCATTGTCCCACCAGCCCCGGATCGTGTCGAAGACAGGCTTGCCGATCTGATAGACGTTCTCTGCGAAGACCTGCCAGGCGGCGCGGGCGACATCCGTGAAGCTGACCTGCGTACCGGTGGTCTCGTTGATCTCGTTCCTCATCCCGGCGATCGCTGCCGAGCCCAGCGCCACGGCGGCCGTCACCAGCGGGAAGCGACCAGCGACTTGAAGGATGCCTTGACCAAGCGTCCGCGCCATGCCGCCGAGATCGCGGAAGAGGGCGCCGACCCCGCCATTCCCGAAGCCATAAATCTGAGAAATCTGGCTGCCTTGTTGCGCCATGACCATGAAGGGGTTCATCCCGCCTGCGAGCGAGACGCCAATATCCTGAAGCTGGAAAGACAGGTTCGCCATGCGGTGGCTGGCGTTGCGCGTGGCAGAACTCATCCCACCCAACGCAGTGGTGCGCCCCTTGATCGCCGCGATGCTGGCCAGCGTCGCCTGCCGCTCGCGGCCGATGGCAGCCGTCATCTCCTCGGCTGAGATTGCCCCTACGCGGTGGGCCTGCCGGATCTCGGTGAGGGTCGATCGATACTCCCGCACAACCGCGAAAAGCGGGTTGTGCTTGGCGCGGAGGTCATCGAGGGCCCGGCCATAGGCCGCAACATCTGCCGCATCACGCGCCATGCCGCCAGATACGCCAGTCGAGCGGTTCACCGTGTTCATGACGGTGCCGGATACTGCCCCCGCCTGCCGCAAGGCGTTCGCCGCACGGGCCGCCCGATCGGCAAGGTCCTGCATCTGGCGCATGGCCTCGCCTGCCGACACCCCGGCCGCGTTCAAGCCCGCCGCCGCCCGCGGGCCTGCTGCCTCGATCAGGGTCAGCGCCCGGGCGCCTTCCTGGCCGATACCGACCAGTTCAGCCTTCAACGCCTGTCCACCGGTCGCGACAAGGCGCACCGAGACCCGGCGTTCAGTCCGGCTGCTCATGATCCAGTCTCGTCATGTTGGGTGGCTCTCACTTGGGCGTTGATGCCGCGCACGGCGTAGGGTTCGATCAGCGGCAGAAGCTCGGCCGCGGTCAGCCGGTTCAGTCCCAGCGCCTCGGCCATGGCCAGAGCGGCCGTCATGTCCCAGCCCACCACCCCGCCGGGGATGGCGCGAAACTGGCCGCGCAAGGACTGGGCGAGTTCCCAGACCTGCCAGGCTTCAAAGGTCCGGGGGCGGTGCAGATCAGCCGGGCAGGCCGGGCAGGGCTTTACGCATCCGGCGCAGTAGCTTTCGCCCCCGCCGAAGTGCCATTCGGCAAGGGCGCGGAGGCGTTTCCCTCATCGGCCAGGATCAGGCCTTTGGCGACATAGTCCGTCTGAAACCGCTGGAAGAGCGGGAAAAGGTCCAGAAGCGCGGCCACCGCTTCTGGGGTCGGCGGCACGGGATAGCCCTCGGCATTGCCGACGCCCTCCCAATCGAGGATCGCCAGCGACCCGATCGCTTTGGCCAAGGCGACGGCCACCTGATCAGCGGGCGCGTCTTCGGGCAGGCTGGCCACTTGGCCGTCGCTGCGGGCCGCGCCGATCAGGGCGGAGGTCAGGGGCGCGAGGCGCAAGCGGACTCCGCCGCCGAGGTCGAGCCAGGCCGGTTCAGGGGAAAGGTTCAGGCGGATCATGGAGGCACTCCTCAATAGCTGGTGGTCGTGTTGACAAGGACGGCGGTGCACATGCGGGCGGGGGACGTGGCCCGCGCCGCTTGCCATTCGAAGGTGGCCTGCACGCCCTGCGGCCCGTTGATCGGGATGCGGGGGCGCGGCAGATAAGCGGCGTGGACCGTGAAAGTGAGGGAGGCGTTTGCGCCCAGGCTCCAGGCGAAGACCAGTTCGCAGGGATCACCGGCGATCGCCTGGTTCACCAGGGTCAGGTCCGCAAAGCGGGCTTCGATCGATCCGGTGAGGGCGGCCATCGCAGGGTCCAGCCCTTCGAGAAGCCCGTCGTTGCGGATGGTCTCGATCCGGTCGAGGTTGTTCGCATAAGACACCTGCGCCGAGACGATGTTGCCCAGCGCCGCCCCGTTCCGCGTGATCGACCCCTGGAAATTGCCGAAGCGCTGCAAGGGTAAGGTTGCATCAGTCAAGACACCGGCGGCCGTCGTGGCCGCCACCGTCTCGCCGCGGCCGATCAGGCCGACCGTTGCCGTCAACAGCCCAGACCGTTGCGATTGCCACTGGATGCGATCTGCCACGAGGCCGGAATACATGGCGAACCGCGGCACATCGGGCATCTGCGTTTCGATCGCCATGCTGGGCAGCGTGAAGCCGCCCGACTGGAAGGTATGGGTTCGCGGCGTGGTGCCAGTTGTCACCGGCTGGCCGAAGATCGCTTTCAGCCAGAAGCCAAGGTTCTCGGCATCCATCGGAATGACGACATCGCCATCTACATTGACTGCATCGCGGATCGGCGCCTGCGGATCGCGGCCGTAGCCGAGGAGTTCGGGCGACAGGAGCCCCTGTTCCGAGCCGAGCGTCGTCGTGGCAAAGGGCATCCGGCGATAACCGCTGGCGGGCGGCGTGCCGTAAACGGATTCAAAGGCGAACGCGACTTGCGTCCGCGCGCCGGGCTGGCGGGCCATGGGTCAGTCCTTTCGGGTGGTAAGGGGGCGGCAGTCGACATTTGACGGCCACAAGGTGAATTCATTGCCCAGAGGGCTCTTGCTCGGGGTCTGCTTTCGGGCACCGGTGCTGGACGCCACGAAAACCGCTGCCATACTGACAAAGACAAGTCCTTGCAGGGCAGGAACTAAAATGACCGACTTTTCGGCCAAATCTGACGCCCAGATCGATCAGTGGATCAAGAACCACGAATTGAAGAAGGCGACGAACCTTCCCCTCTATGCGGAACTTCTCGAAGAACGTGCTAGGCGGGGCCAAGAGAAATCGAGCCTTAACGTCAACAAGTCTATCGCCCTTCTTCGGACTGCTGCGATTGAACAAAGGTGCGTCTCATACGGTGATCTGGCGAAGGAAAGCGGGGTAGACTGGAACAAGGCGCGGCATCGAATGAATGGCCCCGGGGGGCATTTGGATCAGTTGCTCGACGTGTGTCATGCCCGTAAGCTTCCCATGCTCCCCGCGCTTTGCGTCAACCAAAGCGGCCTCAAGACAGGCGAGCTCGAGGAAAATGCGCTCAAGGGATTTGCCGATGGGGCGCGACGGCTCGGCTTTGCCGTCCACGATGAACGCCACTTCCATCACGAGAGACGAGACGAGTGCTGGGCCTGGGGCAAGTCTGCTGGCGCTTCCGACGTTTCATGATCTCAAAGCAAAGGGTCACTGGTGGCATAGGCGAGGATCACCGGGATCACTGCCGCCTTCAGGCCCTCATTGCCGTCGATCGCCAGCAGCACCGGTTCCGGTGCCTCGGGCGTGATGTAGTCGCATTGGCCGCCGAGCGTCCGGTCGGCGGCGAGCGCCGTGCCGATCGCGAGGCGCAAGGCGTCGAAGGCGGCATCCCGAGCGGTCGGATTCCCGTCGACAACCACTTCGATCTCGGCCCGGTGTTCGTAGTAGTAGCCCGGCGGCGACAGCCACACCTCCGGCTGCCCCGGATCGCCATCGCGCAGGATCACCACCCCGGCCGCAGGCACTTTCTCGGGCAGGATCGCATCGCGCAGCACCTTGGCCCCCGGCGGCATTGCGCCGGACAGTAGGTGTCACATCCCGGAAGGTGATATGGCTGTTTCCTGAACAACTCTGGCTTCAGTTTGTGCCAGTCCTTCATCGCCTG